ACTAATGATGATGGTGACTTACAACGTGGTAGATTAGTAGATTATAGTACATTGCCATATAATAACGGATTTGGTAATACTAATAGGTTTACCGATGAGTTAGGTGGGCAAACATTTACTAACAACATTATAATTGACTGGTCAACTTGGGATGGTGGAACGGATGTTAACGGATATATTTTAAGTTTAAATAGTGATTCAAATAATACTCGTCAAACTTGGGCAACTTGGATGAGTGGTCAACCTTATACTACAGATGGCTTTGGAGATTGGTATGTTGTTAATATTAATGAAATGAGTAGTTTAATGAATTATGAATCCCAAAGTGGTTTAAATGGTTATCCTTTTAACAATCCAACCAATGCCTTTGGTAATCTTTGGACATCAACAACCTATTTTAATAATACGGGTCAAGCATTTTATAAAAATAGAAACACTATGCTTTTAAGAAATGGAGCTAAAATAGACACATACAATTCAATGTGGGTAAGAACATTTACTTGGAATGGTAGTTCATTAACTTAAAATAAAGATAAAAATATGGCAACTTATAAATTCGAACAATTTAACGTAGAGATAGTAGACCCAACAGTTTGGGCAGATGAAGATACTATCCAACTGCAAGTAAGTAAGAATACTATTAGTGTTAATATAGTATTAACTACTGATAATGCTAAATTTGGTGTATTATTAGAAGATATTTCAGTACAAAATTTGAACTATGAAGGCTATGTAAATTTAATTACAAGAGTACTTAATAAATTAAGAGATTTTGAAGTAGTTGAATAATAATTTTTCTATCTCTCCCATATATTTATAACAAAAAATATGGCTAATATCCCAATTTGGCCTGGCTCAAGTAATTTTATCCCAGGCAATACTCCTTTCGGATTTTATGATAATGATTATCAATTCCAACAAGATGCTGACAAGTTTGCTAATTTTGCAGCTCGTAGGTTAGGATATCCTATTGTAGATGTTGAACTTCAAGATTTAAATTTTTATGCTGCTTTTGAAGAAGCAGTAACCATATATGGTAATGAAATATATGCTTACCAAATAAGACAAAATTATTTATCTTTAGAAGGAGTTAATATAGCTAATGATGTTCCTACTGTAAATGGTGGTCCTTCATTAGCATTTTCTCAAGTTACCCCTAATTTAGGAACCATTATAAGATTATCTGAACAATATGGTACTGAAGCAGGAACTGGAGGAAATGTTGATTGGCATACAGGTTCAATTGCTTTAACATCATCAGTTCAAGACTATGATTTAAATGCTTGGGCTGTTAGTCAAGGATATGCTGATAAAGATATTGAAATTAAAAGGGTATTTTACGAATCTCCACCTGCAATCATGAAATATTTTTACCCGTATGTAGGTACTGGAGCTGGAATTATGAATGTAATGGATACTTTTGGGTGGGGTAATTATTCACCTGCTATTAATTTCGTGTTAATGCCTATTAACTATGATTTACAGATAATCCAACAGATAGAATTTAATGATACAATTAGAAGATCTAATTATTCATTTGAAGTTCAAAACAATAAACTAAGATTATTTCCTATCCCTGATGGAACTGTAGGTAAATTATATTTCCAATTTTTACTTAAATCTGAAAGATTAGCAAATAGTATAACAGGAGATGAAGGCTCAATTTCAAATTTGTCTAATGTCCCATATACAAACCCAGTTTATACTCATATTAATTCAGTTGGTAGAAGTTGGATATTTGAATATGCTTTAGCTTTATGTAAAGAAATGTTAGGATATGTTCGTGGCAAATATTCAACAGTTCCTATACCTGGAGATAATGTAACTATGAATCAAGCAGATTTATTATCATCAGCAACATCAGATAAAACAGCTTTAATTGATAGGTTAAGAGCATATTTGGATGAAACATCTAGAGAAAAATTATTAGAAAGAAGATCATTGGAAACAGATTATAGACAAAAAGAATTAAATCAAGTTCCACAACTAATATATATAGCGTAATATGGCACTTTTTGGAGGTAGTAGAGATATTAGTCTATTTAGACACATTAACCGAGAATTGATGGGGAATGTAATTACCCAACAATGCGCGTTTTACAAATATAAATTAGAAGAAACTAAGGTTAATATTTATGGTGAAGCTGCTGAAGAAAAATATTATATGGGACCTGTTTTATTAAACTGTCTAATAGAAAGAACAAACCAAGAATTCCCAGAAACAGACCTAGGTGTTGATTTTACTTGGGGTATTACATTTAAATTCCTTAGAGATGATCTATTAGATAAAAATAAAGATTTTAACATAGATACAGATCTTTATGGAGCTGATTTGGTTCCTGAAATAGGTGATATTATATTATATCAAGAAGGATATTATGAAATAGATAATACAAATGCTAACCAATATTTCTTCGGAAAAAATCCAGATTATCCAAATGAAATAAATCCATTAAATCCTGGATTAGAGAATTTTGGATCTTCAATTTCAATTATTTGTGAAACCTATGCTGTTCCTTCAGATAAGGTTGGTATCAGCAGAGAAAGATTTATATAATGGCAGATAGAGGGAAAAAACCAATACCAAAATCCCAAAGAGAAATTAGTATTTCTCAACAGGATCCTTATGTAAACCCTGAAACCGGGGAAACGGCAGGTAATCCCAACCCATCTTCTACTTTTAATAGAGGTAATGAAGTATCTTTTAAAGGTGATACTGTTAAGCCATTTTCTTTAGGGTTTAAGGAAATAGATGAAGCTCTATTTTATTACATGGAAAATATTATTAAACCAACTGTTCAACAAAATGGTGTGGTTCAAAAAGTTCCTGTAATATATGGTTCTCCTGAAAAATGGAAACAAGTTCAAAAAGATGGCTATTACAGAGATAGTAAAGGTAAAATTATGATGCCTCTTATTACCTTTAAACGTAATAACATTGAAAAAAATCGTAGTATAACAAACAAGTTAGATTCTAATTCACCTAACAATATAAATGTTTTTACAAAATCTTACTCTAAAAATAACGCATATAGCAATTTTGATTTATTAAATAATAGAGTACCACAAAAAGAATATTATGCTGTAGTAGTTCCAGATTATGTCACTATCACATATGATTTTATTATATCAACTTACTATATAGAACAATTAAACAAACTAATTGAAGCATTTAACTATGCTTCTGATAGTTACTGGGGTGATCCTGAAAAATTTAAATTTAGAGCTAGAATAGATTCTTTTGCTACACCTGTTGAAGTAGTTCAAGGAGGTGAAAGAACAGTTAAAGCAACATTTAGTCTAAAATTACATGGCTATATAGTACCAGAAACAACACAAAAAGAACTATCTTCTATTAAAAAGTTCCATAATAAAACTACAGTTGTTATTGAAGAAAAATTACTTTAAATAAACTATAAATAAAAAATTAATAAAGTTATGAAAAAATTTATATTACTTCTAATATCTATTTTTATATTAGGAAAATCCCAAACCCAAACCACAGAAACACTACTTACATCCGATTACGTTGAATCATTTGATTGGTTCGGTGCTTGGTGGTTTAATAATCCTACAACAGGATATTTCTCAGATATATCAGTAACTCCAACTCTTAGTGCTGTAATATTTGGTAGTGGTAACAATACATATGAACAAGATTGGTATGCATTGCCTACAATAACTGTAGACCCAACTAAAGACCATATCTTTAGAATGAGATTAGCAGCTCAGACTATTTCATCACCTACAGCAGCTACAGCAGGTTTAGATGGTGGAGATTATATTACAGTTCAATTAAGCCAAGATGGTGGATCTTATGTTAGTGAATTAAGAGTAGCAGGATTTTCAAATGCTACTTGGGATTACTCATCAACTGCAGTTGCTTCAAAAGTTGCTGATGGTAGTATTACACAATTTAGACCAAGTAGTGGTGGAGATAGAACTTTATTAGGTGATGGATATTCTTATATTGAATTAATTATACCTGCAGGTCCAACTACAATTGCTATTGATATTCAAGCTAGAGCTAACAGACCAGGTGAAGATTGGTGGATGGATAATTTTGAATTATTTGAAGTTACAACATTATTACCAGTTGAATTACTTTCATTTGATGTTACACCAATCAACAACCAATATGCTAGATTAGAATGGGCTACAGCTTCAGAAATCAATAACGAAGGTTTTGAAATATATAGAAGTGTAGATGGTGAGAATTTTAAATATATTGCTTGGATTTCAGGAAATGGAAACCAAACAACAATTCATAAGTATACTTATGAAGATTACTCAATCGATAAAGGTATAACATATTACTATCAATTGAAACAAATAGATTACGATGGTCAGTATGAGTACTTTGATATTAAACCAGTAAGATTATCAGGACCATCAAAATATTCTGAAATACTTTCAATCAAGTATTATTCATATTTAGGTGAAGAGTTTAGTACAAAACCAAATTTAAAAAATTATATTAAATGCATTTCCTATCCTGAAGGAACTGTATGTGAAAAAATATATTTAAAATAAAAATTAAATATTTATAATCATGGAAAAAAAAGTTTTAACCCAAGAAGAAATTGATAAAATAACCAAATTAAAACAACAATTTGAAGATCTTACAGGAGTTGCAGGTAATGTAGAAATACAAATTATGAACCTTCAATTACAAAAAGATCAAATTAAAACCAATTTACAGCAGTTACAGCAACAAGAAGCCGTTTTAGCTAAAGAATTAGAGGAAAAGTATGGTAATGGAACTATTTCTTTAGAATCTGGTGAGTTTTTACCAAAAGTCTAGATTTTTGAAAAACTTTCATATATTTATAATAAAACATAAAATAAACTTAAAATGGCAGAAACATTAATTTCCCCAGGTGTATTAGCGAGAGAAAACGATCAATCCCAAATCACCTCCCAACCAGTACAAGCTGGTGCAGCTATTATAGGACCCACTGTGAAAGGTAGAAAAGATATTCCTACATTAGTTACTACTTATAGTGAATATTTAGCTAATTTTGGTAGTACTTTTACTAGTGGTTCAGATGAATATTCATTTTTAACTAGTATATCAGCTTTTAACTATTTCCAAAATGGAGGTACTTCATTATTGGTAACTAAAGTAGCTTCAGGTTCATTCAGTGCTGCTACTTCATCTTTAATAGCAGCTTCAGCATCTTCAGATAATGCTTTCACATTAGAAACCCTAGGTGAAGGTGAGATTATGAATAATAGTGGTGGTACCGAAGTTAGTGGTTCATTACCTAGTGGTTCCCGAGATAATATAAGATGGGAAATTGTTAGTCCAAATTTAGCAAATGGAGTATTTAGTGTAGTAATTAGGAGAGGTGATGATAATACTAAATCAAAATCAGTATTAGAAACATTTACAAATGTATCATTAGATCCAAAAGCTCCAAATTATGTAGCTAGAGTAATTGGGGATCAAACCTTATCATTGCGAGGAGCTGGTACTTCAGACCCATATCTACAAGTAACAGGTAGTTATCCAAATGCTTCAAGATACGTAAGAGTAAGTTCAGTAAATTTAAAAACACCTGATTATTTTGACAATAATGGTGTAGCTAAAAATGCATTTACATCTTCAATCCCATTAGCTCAAAGTGGTACATTTGGTGCAGCTACAGGAGACATTTTAACAGGAACTGGAAAATATTATAATAATATTAGTAATACAGATACCCAAGGATTATTAGGAACAAATTATACAGATGCTATTAATTTATTAGCAAATAAAGATGATTACAGATATAATATAATCACAACTCCAGGTTTAATTTATGAAAATGGTGCTACACAAGCTACAGCATTAAATACACTAGTTTCAAATGTTGAAAATAGAGGAGATGCAATTATTGTAATGGATCTTAAAAATTATGGCTCAACTGTAGTAGGTGCTACTACAACTGCAGCTAGTGTAGATAGTTCATATGTAGCTTCTTATTGGCCATGGGTTCAAATTACAGACCCAGATTCAGGACAATTAGTATGGGTTCCAGCTTCAACAATGATTCCAGGAGTTTATGCTAACAACGATAGAACATCAGAAGCATGGTT